GTCAATGACAGAACTGTCCTTCGTGATGAAGCGTTCGCCAAGATTCGTCACTGCATCGCGCATAGACAGGTAATGCGGGATCGAACGACTCAGCATGTCGTCAAACACCCGCGCGACTTCTTCGTCGAAAGCCCAATGGTCTGCCGCGTAGCCCGTATCTTGTGCTGTCATATCTTTCCTCCCTGACGCTTTGAGCGTTCTTTTTCATAGTGCTTGATAAGTAGATTATAGGCAGTGACGGGAGACTTCGCTGTCGGCGCGTATCTCCGCCGCATCGTATCACCTACAATCTCTGCGATCCCCGAATCTCCAAGCTGATAATTGCGATGGTTCCCAAGACGTAGCGGATCAAGCTCTGGGAACGCCGCTCGGATAGGCTCTTTCTGACGCGGGCGATTAACGTCTTCCCAGCATGAATCAGCGAACAAGTCGAAGAAGGTACGCTCCCAATACGGGCCGATGTAAGTCATGTCATGAAAGCGGGCGAGATTGCGAAGCATGCGCCACTCTGTCTGCTTCTTGTTGAAGTATGTGCTCCGAAACGCTTGAAAGGATTCTTTCGTATGACGCGAATGAATCATCCCGCGTTTCGACAAGCAGAAATGACCATCGCAAGAGTGTCCTGTCATTACCACTGATTGATTCTTCGACGATAGCTGTCGCATGAGTTCCATCAATGGGTATCCCGTCTCGATGCCAGCTTTCGTGCGCCAGCCAAAACGTGTGATGCCAGACCAAATGTCGCGCTCGATGTCGTCTGCCGCTTTCGACAGATACACAGGCACGAAGTCGAGCTTCGCCCATTCTGCTAATCTGCGCCCTTGCTGAAAGTCGCTCGACTCCCGATCCGCTAATGTGAACGAAGCGACAGTCGGCTTGATGCCGACATCGAGGCAAGCCATGACCAGTGCCGCTGAATCAATGCCTCCTGCCGCTACGCAGACACGCACGTCCTGCGGGCACTGATCCCGGATCAGGACATCAACAGTCTGTCGAAGGTTAAATCGATCCATCGAACAATGACTCCCTTAACGTGTCAGCGATAGCTTTCGCCATCAGAGGCGGGACAGCGCGCCCAAGACGCTCCCATTGCAAGTCGAACTTACCCAGAAGCTGAAAGTCTTCGGGAAATGAACAAAGCAACTTCACTTCGGGGATCGTAAGTCGACGCAGTCCTTCATCAGTGCGAATCCACCCACCTGTACTCAGCGAAGCATTGATGCCGATGTGAAAGTCGCTCTGACAGATTGTGGAGAAAGGTCGCCCCGGTAAGCTCCAGCGATGCTTGCCTCCACCGAGCTTGATTTTGCGTATATGCGGCAATACGTCGCTGACGTAATATTGAAAGTCCCAAGGGTGAGGAAACACTGGAGAACGGTTCAAGTCTTCGCGCACTCCTTGAATGAACAAGCGACGACGCGCTTGCGGTACGCCCAGCCAACTCGCATCGAGCAAGCGGGCATCTATGCGATAGCCGCAATCTTTGAGGATTCGATAAATCTGCTTGAAGTAACCCTTCGACACCCCACGCACTAACCCCGATACATTCTCAGCGACGAAGACTTTCGGCTGGATCTGATTCACGAGACGGGCAAACTCCCAGAACAAGTCGTCGGTGCGTTGCACTGTGTCGGAGTAGCGATTCGTCCGATTCCAGCTTTCTTCCATCTTTCCCGCTGTCGAGAATGACGAACAAGGAGGCGATCCTTCAAGAACGTCGACTTCCCCGACCTTCATCTTGATTGCGCTGAGAATGTCGCGACCCTCAACGCCTCTGATGTCTCGTTCGTCAAGCAGGGTTTCGGGGTGATTGAGCGCATAGACTTCGCGCGCCGCGCCAACGAACTCTGACGCCCACAGAACTTTATAGCCAGCCATCTTATAACCGAGACACGTCCCACCACAGCCAGAGAAAGTGCTGACGACATTTAGCCCGTTCCAGGGGGTTTCGCGCACTTCCGACATCGTCGGAATGATGTATGGCAACTTCACTTCTGTTGACCCGACCACTCGTAACCACACTGCGGACAACAGTAGTCAGTCGATATGTCGTCGTCATATGACGGGAATTGCGGGGGTGTTTCCGGTTCGGGTAATGGAATGAGTCGTTCGGAGGCTAAATCCTCCAACATGGCTCTTACAGCGTCATTATCCACCGTTATCGCGTCTAAGAGCGTCTGCAATATCACACCATCTGTCTCAGCCATCGCTGATAGCGGATCAAGAGTTGCAAGCATACGACGCGCTTCATCTTCATCGATGTCGACGACAAGAACCGGGATCAGGTCGTCACCCATTATCTCTTGACGAAGATGTCCGTCGACAAGTTCAAGTCCTTCTGGGGTTTCTCGCGCAATCACTGCATCTGCGAAGCCGACATCTTCAAGCATCCCTTCCAACGCCGCCGACTGCGCTTGAGGATGTCGACGCCAGTTCAAAGGGTTCTGCTTCAGTTCGCTTGCTTTCACTCGTCGTAATTCAACCACGCGATCCGCGAAGCGGGGCGGGTTGTTGAATTGTTCACTCGGCATCACTGCCCTCCCAGTCAATTACATCGGTATTGCATCCATCGACCCCGACCCCTAGTTCATCAGCCATCGCTTGTTTGATGGCTTTGACGAACAACATCCGACTCGGACGATTCATCGGGGGCAACGTCTCATTAGGCAGTACGGCGTGGACGATGAACTTCACTCGCCTTGAAGACCATACCCCAAGGACATCACAGGCCACCTCGCGGCAGTGCGGCGGATCTGTCGACCATTGGACATTTGCCCCATCCCTCAAGGTAGGCCACCACAGTATCTTCACCCTTATGGTTTCAGATTTTATTGAACCATCAGTTCGCTCGATGCTGGTTAGAATTTTACTCATTTGTTAATCAACACTCTTTCTCTATAGGGTGTTGATTGTTGATTTTTAACAGTTCAACGTGTTGATTTATCATTGATTCCCAAAATACAAAAGTAGAACACAGCATCACGAATCGGAATACTCGTATCACAAAGCATCTCAAATCGGAATAAAGGGGTTTTTTGACCACCCGAAATTCGGCCCGTACACGCCATTTTAGGGTGGTATGGGGGGTCAGGCATATAACTACCCGCCTCAAAATTTCTAGGGGGTGGTGTTTTTGTTCTAAAAATTTGGCCCCCTAAAAAGGCGCATCAAGAGGGGTTAACATCGCCGTCAATGCGACGTTGACGAGGCCCGCCGTGGCGGGGTGCGTCTGCCCGTTCCGCCACCGATGAACCGTCCGCCAATTGACCCCCAGAAGGTCGGCTATCGCCTGATAAGTCACCCCGTTTTCGTGAAGTGCTGTCAACAGTTCTGCCGTTGATTTAACAGCCGCGCGATCCGCTTCTTCGCTGGGACTCCATTCTTCATCAGCCCTTATAACGTCTCCGTTTGGCAGTACCTGATGGGACTGATCCTGGCTGAACTCTGTGCTGGTGGTCATTCTTTCTCCTCGTGTTGATTCCTATGTGATAACGAAACGCCTCTCATTATATGAGCAAACTGTCACGTTTCCTACTGTTGAATCTGCGACACACGATCCACACTCAAATTTTCCTTCCTACATTATATGGCGTGTAATAACCGAGTTTTCCGCAGATTCAGAAATTAGGGGCAAAAACCCTTGCACTATGACATTCTGCCGTAGATTATGGAGTTGTCAGGCACAGAAACAAGCACATTAACAAACGAATACGGGGCACGGTTCAGGCCAGAGGCCGCAAGGCTTCTCAAGCGACCAACCACTTCTAAGCAAGTCGCAGACACTGCGAAACTACTTCAGCCCCGACTCTGACAGCTTAAAGCTCAGCCACCCGCACAGACGCGAGGTGGAGTCGCTGAAAGAGAACGAAGGAAAAATGACTGCCAGCAGGCTAGCCTGCTCGAAAAACTAGCGCACGAACCAATCGACTCCCAACAATGAAACGAGTGAGTCGCTCCTACCGAGAGCGGCGGGGAAACACAGAACGGCAAGAGTCGATGCGACAGGGCCACTGAAACAGAAACTTCGAAACGACCCAGCCACTCGGCTGGGTCTTCTGCTTGGATCGGTCAACAAGTACTGACGATGATAGACCACTGTTTGGAGAGCGCATGTCACTATTCTTTCGCAAGCATCTACACAACTGGATGCCCATCGACCTAGACGGCAAGAAAATCAAATGTCTGCAATGCGGCGAAATCAAAAATCATTAAACGTTTGAGGAGATAACATCATGGCTAACTTCGACTACAACAGAAACTACGGCATCGAAATCGAGTTCAGTTGGAACGGGCGTTGTCCCAATTACGCCACCATCGCCAGGGCGATAACAGAAGCTGGTGTCCCTTGCGAAGCGCAGGGCTACAACCACACCACCGCCCGCACCTGGAAAATCGTTCCCGACGGTAGCGTCACCAACGGCGGCGAACTCGTCTCCCCGATCCTTAACGGCTTAGACGGCAAAGAGCAACTTCGCACCGTCCTTCGCGCCATCAAAGAACTCGGCGCGAAAACTGACCGCTCCTGCGGCATCCACGTTCATCACGACGCAGGCGACATGAACGGCAAGGCACTTGCTAACGTCGCAGAGCTTTACAAGACATATGAACCCGTCATTGACTTGTTCATCAGTGAAGCCCGACGCAGTTCTGCCAACCACCCTTACTGCGGATCGATGAATAACAACCGAACCGATTACTACGCCATCGGTTCGCATCGCGCCTACGCCAACTTCAGCGTTGCTTCCAGTCAAGACTTGAAGACACGCTTAATCCAAGGGGACTACGCGAATGGACTGCGCGGTCTTAGCGTCGGGCGCGTCAACGTCAACTTCAGCGCGTACCTTCGCCACGGCACTGTTGAATTCCGACAGCACCAATCGTCGCTCAACGTCAACAAGATTTGGTCTTGGGTCGTCTTCACACAGACAATCATGACCGTCGCCAAATCGCATCGCGGCAAAATTACAGGTCGCACCGTCAACACTGGCCCCGAAGCTACTCGCGCACTGCGCGGCCTGCTTCGCGAAATGGGCATGCGGAAAGCCAGAGATTATGACACGGTCACTCTCGACGCTTACAAGCGACTGATGAAGCGCATCCCTCGCGAAATGCGCGTCAACTATCGCAACGGCGACGCAGTCAACGACAACCGCGACGGGATGGAGA